AGCAGTACCTTTACGTTGTAATAATATAGGTAAGTTATGGTAAATACGTTTATATGATTCTGCTAAAATATCTTTTTTAGGTATGTTATTTAAATAACTACTTGTAGCAGAAAAATTTGTTAAATAACCATTATATGACGCACTGCCCGTATTTGAACCAACTAAATAATTAGCTATATCTTGGTTACCAAAACTATTAAATACACTTATACCTAAAGATTGTAATAAATTATATACAACATCTTTAGAAATACCCAAATTTAAATTATTATTAGAAACATTTACACTAGTAATAGATTTAATATATATCCAAATGTTATCAAAAAATTGACCCATCATATTTAAGAAAACTAAATAGTTCTCATTATTAGGATCATCTACTATAAAACCTGGTACTGAATATTTAAAATAATTTACATTATTTAAATCATAATCTTCAGCACTGGATGTAATAGAACTATACCAAGTTTTTGATTGAGAAGAAGTGGTTGGATATAAAGAATATGGTTTATTACTGCCTGATTTTGGAAAAGGTGTAACACCATATTGAAATGAAGATGTTAATGAACCTGATGAGAAATATAAATAGTTTTCAAATCCATCAAAATTAGCTATAATATTATTAATACTAGATGTATATGAATTTATTTCTGATTGTAAACTACTTGTAGTAGATATATTAGGAGTATATTGGCTTATAGTTTTATTATAAGTTTCAATTTTTTGTACTTTGGTATAAAAGTTTTGTACACGAGATAAAGCTGAACCAAATGTTACAAAACTATTAAATCCACCTCCTTCACCTCCTATACCATCAAAATTTATATTAATATTAATACTTTGAGAAACACTTAAATTTTGTAAAGCATCTTGGTTTAAAGCTAATTCATCTAAACTTTTATAATCATTTGAAGTTGTATTTGATCTATTAAATCTACCTCTATTTTTAAATTTAGGTCCTCTTAATTTATTTCCCCCTTCAGGTACAGAAAATATTGCATCAAGATTAAGATTAAATATATAAGGTGAAGAAATTTCTTCAACAACCCATAATGAATCTTTTTCAGATATTGTAGGATCTAATTCATTATATAATTTAAATAATATTTCATATCCTGTATCTATAGGATTGAGAACTATATTAGTAATTATTTCTTGTCTATTGTTTGAAAAATCTAAAAGAAAAGGATCAAAAATAGAAGATGAAGAATAACTATTAATTAATTCTAAGGATCCACTTTCAAGTTGTGAATCTGTTAATACAACAGATCCAACTCTAATTTCAGTTCTATCAGGAGAAATTTCCTTAATAAATAAATCAGCATTTGGAAATTTTGATATTTTATTTTTAAATATGTTATATTGAACCTTAAATTCACCAGATGTATATCCTAAATCTTGTAAATCCTGTACAGGATCAATTTCAATAATAGGATAAGTAGAAGATGTAGTTGATAAATTAGAAACACTTCCTACTTCAGCTCCTGTAGCTGTTGTATTATTTATATTTAAATTAGATGTAACTCCAGGATTTAAACTATAATTAGATGGTAATCTATATTGGCGATAGTCATAATTAGCATCTAATAAATTATTTCCAATATCATAAACATGATATTCAATATAATCTTTATTAGCATTAAAACTTTTTTGAATTTTTTTAGAGGTTATTAATCTCAAATCAGCATTATCGTAACGTGATACTTCTGTTGTATTTAATATACTACCTACTATTTTAATATTATCTGCCATTATATAAGTTACGCTTGTGGTTGATTTAGTGTGGTAATTGTTGATTGTATATCAACTAATTGTCCTCTTAAAGATGTAATTTCATTTAATAATGCTTGAATATCTGTATCATCAAGTCTAACTCCTAAAGTACCTGCTATTTTTTCTAACATAGCTCTTAATACATCTTCAGGTATAAAATCATATAATGAATTAAACAAATTTAAAAAATCTTCTACAGTAAAAGATGGTGCCGCTGCTTCTTGTTCCCCAGTTTGATTAGCAGGAGGTAACTGGTTGAAATTTCTATTAATAACTTTTTCAAAAGCAGCTTTATCAAATACTGTTTTTTCTATAGGAATTTGAGACATTATCTTATAACTTTAAAGTAGTAATTATTATCATTTATAACTGTTTCACCATTAGCTAATATAGTTTTAAATAATAGTTTATAGTAGCGTTCAGGTTCTAACCCGTTCATGTATATGTCAAAATAATTACTAGTACTATCACAACTAATTTTGGTGTAGTTTGTATCGTAATCTACGACTATTTCCTCGGTATCCAAATCTTTTATTGACCAATATGAAGAAGAAGGCAATGCTTTGTTATTTAAATAAACCGAACTAGTTTGAAATGTTCTAGCTGGAAATTTATCTCTCACATTGACTCTAAAACGTTGTACTGAGTCTTGTTGGTATTCACCTTTATTATTACCTAATGAAGGAACAAATAAATCATTAGTAACTGTTGATAATGAACCTGTATATATTTGATCATCCCATCTAATTTCTAGACATGGTGGATAAATAGTGTGGGTATTACCTGAAAAATATTTTGTTTCAAATTTAGAAGAAGATGCTGAAAATTCTAATGATGATGAGTGTTTAAGAATAAACCCATTATTATAAAGAGACCCAGCATACCAAGAAGCAACAGTATTAGTTACTTTTAATTCTATATCTTTAGAAGTAATATATGTAAATGATTGAGTAGCTTGATAATTAGATCCAGTATACCATAAACCACCACCTATTGTTCCTCCAGTTCTATAAGAACCAGTAGTACCTGAAGGTATAGAACCATTAGAAAACCAAGGTGTTGCTACATCAGTTCCATCTTTATATTGCCAACCAACTCCATCAGTAGTAGTAGGTACATTACCTAATCTGCCAGTACCCATATTCCAACTTCCTGATAATGGGTGACAAAATATTGTGTAATCTAAAGGGATTGAGCTAGCATTAGCTAAATATAACTTTAAATAAGCGTCATAAGAATTATAACGGCCTATTGTGTTATTAATAAGATCATTAATTTGGTTAGTTGGAAATTTGATAACACCACGTGCTACCTCATTAGTTTCGTTGATAGTGTAAAAAGTGCTAAGTTCTATAATTTCATCTAAACCCGTATTTAATGTTGGGTAAAACGAATATAGAGTAGCACTCTTTTCAGGGAATATTTTATAAATTGCCATAGTTAGTAATTACTACATATAAATATGGTAAATACTAAACTGTTTTACGCTAACAATGCGTAGAACTCATTAAAGTGTTTGATGCGATCATCTAATCCAATTGTACCACCATTAACACGTTTAGTAATTGACGTAACAACTGCTGTAGTTGCGCCACCATCTGCCATTTTATGTAAACCGTTTTTATTAAAGAACCATGCCGCCGATGCTAATGGATATTGAGTTGCAACTGTTGTTGGATCGGTATTAACATCAGCACCAATTGATTTAAAAAATGCTTGATAGTTAGATTTTCCAGTTAATTGAATATAACCGCGACCACAAAATTTAGCACCCTCACCACTTGCCTCATCGCCATTACCCATTCTAGATGAATAAACTTTATTAGCAATCTTTTCAGGTTTGCGTTCGTATTGTTTAGCTAAAGCTTCATTTGGAAAATATTTTTTAAATATACCCATTAAACCTTTAGCACTATAGTTTAAGTTTTCTTTTACTAATCTAAAATTACCTGACTCATGTCCGCATTGAGCTAAAAAATGAGCTAAACGTAATGGAGTATTAATTTCAAACTTCTCTATAACTCCTGGAATTTGAGCTATAACTGTGTCAGGAACATGTCCTTTTAATTTGTCTAATTTCATAAATTTTTATTTTTATAATGTTACAACTCTACCTTGAATATCTGTATCAGGATATCTAATTTCAAATATTGAAGGATCAGCTGATGGGTATATAACTCCACTCTGAGTGGCTCCTAAAATATCATATCCAAAAGCAGAATATTCGCTTCCTGTAGGATCTTCTTTATTAATTATTGTTAAATTAGGAACTGATTGTACTCCATTTACTTGTAGTAAAAGAGATATAATTTCTGAGGTTACTATAGGTTGATCAATTTGCCATTGTTCTATATTAAAATAGGCTTTTAAAGATGTAAGACAATCTCTTAATACTGTTTGATTACTAAAACCACTTGTTATAGTAATATCAAAATTAATACCTATGTTAATATAAAATGCATCTTTAATATTAATAGCATCAGTAACCATTCTATACTCATTTAGATAAGTTACTAAATTTTCTTTTAATTTTGTAGTTGCTGCTGTTAATTTTTTATCTGAGTTGTAAGCTAAAATATACAAATCTAATGATAATGGGTTGGAAATTGGTTTTGAAGATAAAGAAGGTTGTGGGTTTGTATAAATATCTTGAGTAATATAAGCTTTAGATATACTACCATAATCTGCAGGTAAAGATAATGCTCTTACAATATAATCATTTTTAGTTACAGCACGTAATTGAGATGAATGAGCATATAAAGCATTATTTCTAATTTCTTCTATTTCATCTCCACTTCTACCACCTGATGATGGGTTAGAATTTGTTGAAAGAATACTGTTTAATACAATGGTAGTTGTAGCATCATTTATTCCTGATTTAGTATAGGATGTTGAAGAGTTTATTATAGTTAAATCATTAGCAGGTACATTAGAAGCAATACCTCCACCTACCAAATATCTAACTGTTAATGTTGTATTTGAAGGAGCTAAACCATATTCTTGAGTATAAAATATAGAAGATTGGTTATAATTATTTAATAAAGTTGATACACCTGGTACTAAACCTAGTCTAATATTATCTGGTGTTGGTATTATATTACTATCTGATTTATCAGACACACCTGCTCCAAATTCTAGTTGTAAAGTATTATCAGATAAAAGTCTTGAAACAAATCTACGCGGTACACGTTTTAACTTTAATAAATAAGGAACTTGATCTGTATCATAGGTTGGATTAGTTAATTTATCATAAACTGTAGATTGAGCTAAATAAGGAACTTCATACCATATATTACCATCACTATCAGTTACGTCTAAAATTTGCAAAATATTAGTATCATTGATAACTACATTTGAAAATTTTTGAGGATTAGTAAAGGTAAATGTTGTTGAATTTATTTCTGCTGATATAGCAGATATTGATTTTTTAACTAAAAAATAGTCAGCATTATAAAAAGTAACAGTAGCACTCCCAGTATCAGTAAAATCTACTTGTTGAGTCGTTAAAAATTTTGTTTGTGTTGTTGCCGAAGTTACAGTAGTGTTTGGTGGAATTATTAGGCCATAATTAGTATTAGGTATTATAGTTCCTCCATTAGGTATAGCAGGCATTAATTGAAAAATATCTAATGTAACTGATGAAGCATATGATGATTTAGGACGATATCCTAAAGTATATGAAGTAGCATATAAATTTTCTTTTTCCTTTGAATATAATAAAAAGTTTTCTTGTATTTGATTATCAAGATAAAAAGACATTACATCACCAACATATGAAGCCATTTCAATGAACATAGCTCCTGGGTTAGCATCAGAAAAATCATTATATGATGTTGGAAAATATGTTTTAGCATAATCTACTAGATTAGCTTTAAAGTCATTAAATCCTTTATTTAAATATGATATATTATTAGCCATTATTATTGAAATTGTACTGTTACTTGGTCTGGGGTATTAGAAATTATTAAACGATAGTTTATAGTTACACTTAAAGTATTTGAATCAGGATCAGGTGAAATTTCTACGTTTCCTAATACTATTTCAGGAATAAAAATATTAATAGCATCTATTATTTTAAATCTTAAAAGATCTAAATTAGGTGTTGTTATATTTTCAAACAAAGATCTTCTTAAATCAGCCCCAAATTCAGGATTCATTATGCGTTCACCTTTATCAGTCAATAACAAATTAATTAAATTTGATTTGATTTGATCTTTTGTGCTGTATGTTTTATTAAAAACACCAGCAGCATTGAAAGGTAATGATACCCCAATTACAATATTCTTTTGTAAATCTAACGGATTTACACGTATTGTTTGAGGTATTGGCATATTATCCTAAATTTTTAAGACCTGATCTTTCTTGTGGTGTCATATTGTTTGCTGAATCAACCAAAAATGCTAAGTATGGATTAACAGGTTCACCTGTTTCATCATTAACTTGATCACGTATAACCTCTAAAGGCACACTTGATTGATACTGTTGTGGTTGAGGAGCCATACCAAACATAGATCCCATCTTTTCAGCTAATTGGCTACGTACAGCCGCGTTAGGCTTAATATCGGTACTAGTAAAATTCATTGTTTGGTTTTCAGACAATGGTTTTCTGTTTTGACGAGCCATAGCTTCGTTTAAAATTTCAGGTAATTCTTCGTGAATAGCATCAATTACCGCTTCTTTAATTAATCTTTTAAATGCTTTAATGTTCATAATTATAAATATTTTATCCTTGTAAATTTTGTTGATCAATAACTAATTTTAATTGATTTACCAATTGTTGTGGATCTAATGTAAATGAATAATCACTTTTTAATTGTTCTACATTTTTAGTATCAACAGCAACAACATAATGGCGTTTATTACCTTTTACTACAAATTTAATATCAACTTCTTCTTTAATAACAAATGTAAACCCTTTATAAGTTCCAAATTGGTTAGGAGTAGGTTGATTAAGAGCGCCCGCTGGGTATATTTCATTTATTAGTTGTTGAACAGCGGGAGATGTAGAACGGCTTAATGGATCTTCACTAGCTAATCTAATTTGTGATAAATAATCACTTAACTCACTTGGTGTTAATAATTCTAAAGTTTTATCTTCTATTAGTTGATTTAAATCACGTAATTGTCTTTTTAAATCTTCTAATATATCAATTGATGTTTCTAATATTGAAGTTCCTATAGATAATGCTGTTGATATACCTCGTACAATATATAAAGCTTTAGCAGCTAATACTGCAAGTTTTTTAGCTATTGTACCTCCAGGTGCAAGTATATTTTCTAATATCCTTAAAACTATAGATAATATCAATAATACAACATTAATAGTTCTTGCAAGCTTTAATAAGTCTTGAACTTTTTTCTCTTGTCTATTAATTATATTTATACAAGCATTTCTAGCTACTCTAGCCTGGTTTATTGAATCTAATGTTGTAGCGGCTTCTATAATAATGTTAGTTGAATCAACTAATCTTTGTAAATTACCATTATCAGAAACTACTTGAATTAATTTTTCTGTAATTTGAGCTATAATAACT